ACACTGACTATGAACAGATTTATTTGTCAACAATGTTGAATGAAGGAGCAGTTTTAACATACCTAAAACGTAAAGGAATTGTTTCACCTAATAAACCCACAACAATGAACCCTGCTTTAAAGGATTTAAGTGTTAAAAAAGCTAAGTGGGAATATGAACAAGGTAATATTACTAAAGAGGAATTAGAAGAAATTATATTCTTAGCAGAATATGCAGGTGGTTATTTAAAAGATCCTATTCCCGGTTTATATGAATGGGTTATCGACTTGGATTTTACCTCGTTATATCCTTCAATTATTCGTTCACTTAATATGGGTATTGAAACTTTAGTTGGACGTGTTGTGAATGGAGGTAAATTTGATAATCAATGGTCTTTAAGGGAACTAAAACAAATGGATCCTAACAAAGTAGTTGTTATTGAAAAAATTAAAAAGAATAGAACAATTGCTACCTCACAAATTACAGTAGGGGGATTAATTAGCATTATTGAAAGTAATGATTTAATAATTTCTGCTCCTGGTGTTATATTCCGTAAAGATAAATCTAGTATTATTTGTGAAATTTTATCTGATTGGTTTGCTAAACGTCAAGAATATAAAGCTTTGATGAAAAAAGCATATAAAGCAGGTAATAAAGAATTAGGTGATTTTTACAATAGTAGACAACATGCTTATAAAATTAAACTAAATGACGTTTATGGTGTATTTGCTATTAACGGATGGAGATACACAGATGGTAATAAGTTTATTTCAAAAGCTATTACATTAACAGGTCAAAGATTATTACAGGAAAGTATAAGCAATATGAATTTATACATAAATGACCAATTAAAAAATGATATTCATAAAGATTATATAATAACTAGTGATACAGATTCATTGTTTATTCAGTGTAAAGATTTAATAATTGACAGATACCCTGAATTAGATTTAAATAACCAAGAAGAAGTAATATCTAAAATATTAGAATTAGCTACTGAATTACAGATAATGGCTAATAAATTTATAGGAGATTTTGCTAGAGAATCATTTAATTTAGGAGAAGACAATCCGCATTATTTTGAATTAAAACAAGAAGTTGTACTAGATAGAGGTTATTTTGCAGGTAAGAGAAGATATGCAATGCATATTGTTAATAAAGAAGGTGTTACAGTAGATGAATTAGATGTTAAAGGATTAGATTTGATGAAATCAAATTTTCCCCCTATATTTAGAAAGTTTGGTGAACATATTATTAACGAGATTATGTTTGGTAGAGAAAAAACTAGTATTGATAAACAAATTCTAGATTTTAGAACATCAATAAGAACTGTTGATTGGAGAACAATATTAAAACCAACAGGTTTAAAGAAAATGAAAGAATATATTGCATCTCCTCCTATGACAGGTGATATATTCTCAAGATTAGGTAATAAATGTCCAATTAATACCAAAGCAGCTATTTATTACAATGATATTTTACGATTTAAAAAGTTAGATAAAAAATATCCAACATTTCAAATTGGTGATAAAATGTTTATTGCTTACTTAAAAGACAATCCATATCGAATAGATGTTGTAGGATTTAATGGATACAACGATCCACCGGAAATAATGGAATTTGTAGAAAAATATATAGATAGAGATGGCTTATTTGATTCAGTTATGAAAAACAAACTAGAATCATTATACTCAGATCTAGGATGGGGAGCTGTAGTATTAAATCAAAACATTAATAAATTTTTTAAATTTTAATATATTTATAACCATGAAAAAACAAATACTATCTGAAGAATTCAAACGTATGCAAAAACTTGCAGGTATTATTAACGAGGCTTTATTAGATACTGTAGATGATTTTGCAATTCATTATGGTGATGATGATTTTTTTGATTCTTTTTGGTTAGCAATTCATAAGGAACCAAAAACATTAGATCCCGATAAAAAAGAAGATTGGAATACAATAACTAATATGAGTGCAGAAGAGTTAAAAGATAATTATGGTAAATATGGTTTAACTCCTGAATTTGCTGATAAGGTAAAAAATGTGTTTGATAATGAATTAAGTAAATAAAAATAAAATTATTAATTAAGGCTTGGGTAACTAAGCCTTTTTTTGTATATTTATAATAAATAAGTTATGATTAATAAGTTAGATCTTACGGCTATTATTTCCAAGTATTATTTAAATGGCCTAGTTGAAGCCGTTAAATGGGAAATTAAAGACAACAACCTTTCAATTAAATTCACGGCACCTGACCGTTCAATGTTAGGTATAGTTAAACACAGTAACTTTGAAATCGAAGATTCTGTGTTTGGTGTTAACAATACCACACAATTAAATAAATTATTAGGTATTACCAATGGGTATTTGGACCTTAAATACACCAAGTTCAATAACAAAATTACTAAACTAGTAGTATCGGATAATCAATTTACTTTGAATTATGCTGTTGCTGATATACAAATTATCCCAAAAGCAGGTGAATATATTGGAGATGATAGTTATAACATTATGGCTGATTTAGATAATGAAAGTATTAACGCAATTGTTAAAGCTAAATCCGCTTTAGCAGACAGTGATACAGTTGTATTCAAACCTCACACAGGTGCTGATGGAGATTTGCAAATGGAAATGGAATTTGGTGGAAATATTGAACACTCTAATAAAGTATCGTTTTATATACCAAATATTAAAACAAAAGACCTACCTACAAATTTTAAAGCACAATACAACTCAGATTTAATAAAAGAAATAATGTATTGTAATAAAGATGTAGCTACAGGTAAAATGGTTATAAATTTAGATGGGATTATGAGCTTAGTATTTGAAAGCGGTAATCTTAAAAGTGAATACTTCCTAGTTGCAAAAGAAGTATAAGAAAATTTGGATATTACAAAAAATTATCGTATATTTAGTGTAATTAAATTTAGTTATGACAGAAATAAAAGAACCATCAACCTCCAACACAACAATCATTAGAGATCCTAAGATTGAACCGTTTTACATTAGTAAAGACGCTTATTGTTATACTATCTTTAAAACAGTTACTCCTGATGTAAGATACACAGAAAATAACCAACCAGGTAAAGAATATTCAAAATCTTTAGGTCATTATAGTAGTTTTGCAAGTTGTTTAAGAGCTTTAGCAAAACAAAAAGTAGATGACAATCAAAGTTATAGTTCTATACAAGAATACATTGGAAAATTTAAAGAATTAGAAACATCAATTAAAGAACTATTAAACGTAGCAGATTAAATAAAAATATGAAATTAGAAGCATTATACAACGCAGTTATTGTTAAGCCATTTGAGGCTGAAGAAACAACTCACGGAAACATTATCGTTCCCGATTTAGGAAACGAAAAAAACAAACTAGGTAAAGTAGTAGCAGTAGGAGATGGATATTATTCGGTTACTGGAAATTGGTTAAACACAGTTCTAGAAGTAGGAGATATTGTTGTACTACCAACTATGGGTTTTAGTAAATTAGAACATGAAGGTGAAGAATATTGGATTGGACCTGAAAATCAAGTCTTAGCTCGTCTTAATGATGGAACAGAAGTAAAAACAGAAGAATTACCTTTTTAATTAAAAACAAACAAATAAAAAATGCATAATTTAGAAGAAAAAAGAATGAAATTGGAAGGTACTTTACGTTCCATTGAAACACTAAGTAATTTACTTAGAAGAGATCATTATCATAATACCAACTTAGGTACTAATCAATATGGAATGACATCTTTAGATGAAGAAATTATTAGAAAAAAGATTATTGAATTAGTAAAATTAATTGAAGCATGAGTAAAATAATAGAATTTGGGCCTGAGGCTCGTCAAAAACTATCCGCTGGTATAGATAAACTAGCAAACGCTGTTACAGCAACCCTAGGACCTAATGGTCGTAACGTAGTTATTGCTAATCACGGTATTCCACAAAGTACAAAAGATGGTGTTACTGTAGCAAAATCAATCACATTAGAAGATCCAATTGAAGAATTAGGTGTTCAATTACTAAAACAAGCAGCTATTAAAACAGCAGATAATGCAGGTGATGGTACAACTACATCTACATTGTTAGCTCAAGAGATGGTTAAACAAGGTTTAACTTATTTAAATAACGGAGCTAATGCTGTTGAAATTAAAAGAGGTATTGATAGTGCTGTTAAAGAAGTAGTTACATATCTTCGTCACACTCTTAAAGAAGACGTATCTGAAGAAGACCAATTAAAACAAATTGCTACAATTTCAGCAAATAACGATCCTGAAGTAGGTGAATTAATTGCTACAGCAATGCAAAAAGTTGGTCGTGAAGGTGTTGTATTTATTGAAGAATCTAAAAACGGTGAAACGTATTTAGAAACTGTTGAAGGTATGCAATTTGAAAGAGGTTATAAATCACCTTATTTTGTTACAGATAACAACAGTATGAGTACTACTATCAGTGATGCTTTAATTTTAATTGCAGATAAGAAATTTACACAAGTAAAAGAATTATTACCAATTTTAGAAGCAGTATCTGCACAAAATAAATCATTATTAATTATTGCTGAGGATATTGAAGGTGAAGCATTAGCTACTTTAATTGTAAATAAAGCAAGAGGTATCTTAAAAGTTGTTGCTGTTAAAGCTCCTGATTTTGGAGATCGTAGAAAATTATTATTAGAAGATATTGCTATTATGACTGGTGGTCAAGTATTTAGTACTGAAAAAGGTATGAAGCTTGATAAATTCAACTGGGAATGGTTTGGTGAAGCTAGAGTAGTTACAGTAGGTAAAGATACTACAACATTAGTTGATGGTAAAGGTGAGACTGAAAAAATTGAAGCTCGTATTGTAGAATTACAAACACAAATCGAAAAAGCATTATCACCATATGAAAAAGAAAAATTACAAGAACGTTTAGCTAAATTCGTAGGTGGAGTAGCAATTGTTCACGTAGGTGGTTTTACTGAATCAGAAATGAGAGAAAAGAAAGATCGTGTTGATGATGCTTTACAAGCAACAAAAGCCGCTCTTGAAGAAGGTATCGTTCCTGGTGGTGGTGCTGCATTAATTTATGCTCGTGAAGCTATTACTGATAGAGAAAATATTGGTAAAAATATTGTTTACAAAGCATGTTCATCTCCATTTATGAAAATTTTAACTAACGCTGGTAAAACAGATTCTGAATGTTATGGTTTAATTAATGGTATTACTGCTACTAAAACAAACACTAAGTTTACTCAATCTATTAACTTAGATACTCCTAGTACTCAATCTGTTAAACTTGATAATTGGATAGGTTATGATCTTAAAACTGATTCATTTGTTAATATGAAAGATGCTGGTATTATTGATCCTGCTAAAGTAACTAGAACGGCAATTGAAAATGCTGCTTCAGTAGCAGGTACTATTTTATTAACAGAAGCAGTAGTAGTTGATAAACCTGAAGAAAAGAAATCTGAAGGTGGATTTGGAGATATGATGGGGATGATGTAAATTTAAAGTATATGAGAGACGCAGTAAGTTTAATAGGGAAATCACTTCAACTACAAGAAGTAAAGTACACCATCAGTAGTGTAAATTTCGTACCAGTAACTAATAGATTGTATATAGGCCTAACCAAGTTTGATGGTGTTACTACTAATTACCTATACACAGACTTACTGCCGTTTCTTATTGAACAAATTAAATTATGATAAAAGAAGTTAATAAATTAATAGCACAACGAGTGCCACCAGGTGATCAATGGACATTAGTATACGATACTAAAGCTATTATTTATGGCTCTATTGCTGAAACATTAGAAGCACATTATCATTTAGCAGAAACAAAACCAAAAGCATTCAGACTTGAACCAGCAAAAGGTTTATTATTTGCTATAACTGATGAAGTAGCTGAGGAAATTATTGTACAACCTAAAAAATTTAACATTTATGGCGAATAAAGAACATACATTGTTTGTGGAAAAATACAGACCACAAACACTTGATACTTATCTTTGTGATGATACATTAAGAGATAAATTCCAAGCATTTATTACTGAACAAGATATTCCACATTTAGGATTTTTTGGATTACAAGGTAGTGGTAAATCAACATTAGCAAAAATATTAGTAAATAACATTGATTGTGATTATATTTACCTAAACGCTACTGAGAATAGAGGTATGGATGATATTAAGGAAAAAGTAGGTTCATTTGCTTCGGCTGCTAGTTTTAGACCATTAAAAATTGTTATATTAGATGAAGCAACTCATATTTTACAAGCATCACAAGTATTGTTATTAAATATGATTGAAACATATAGTTTAACAACAAGATTTATTCTAACAGGGAACTATCCTGAACGTTTAATCCCAGCATTAAGAAGTAGATTACAGGAGTTTAAATTAACACCTCCATCTAAAAAAATAGTTGCTAAACATGTTGTTGATATTTTAGAGTACGAAAACATTGAATTTGAAATAGAAGATTTAGCTTCAATTATTCATAATTCGTATCCTGATTTTAGAAAAGTTATTAACACTTGCCAAAAATATATTGTTGATAATAAATTAACATTACCAGGAACATTAGGTAAAAATAATAATTTCCAAACACAAATAGTTAATGAGCTTAGAAAACCATCTAAAACGACATTTAATATTATAAGACAATTAATTGCTGATAATAATATTTCATCATTTGATGATCTATATAAACACCTATATGACAATACAGCTGAATATGCTGTTGGTTGTGAAGGTCAAATAGCAATTATTTTAAATGAATGTATTTATCAATCTAATTTTAAGATCGATTTTGAAATAAACTTTATGTCTTGTATTTCCCGTATTATTGAAACATTAAAATCAAACAGAATATTATAAACAAAATGAGCAAACAACAACCACCCCAATTAAACGCAAACATTGACATTAAAAACACAACTGCTATTACATCACCAGATGGTAACCAAGTATTTTCTGAAGGTGTAATTTTACGTAAAGTATCTAAATTCATTACAGGCACATCAGAAGACGGAGTTATCCCAATTCCAGTATTTTATGATGTAGTAACAGGTAAAGTATTAGTAGAATTGCTTCCTAAAGAATTGAGAGCAGAATTCGAAAATGACAATATTTGATTTTTTTAAACAAGTAACTACCGATAAAAAGCCCTGGTCATCTTTTACCGAAGATGAGCAGAAGGCATTTAATCCTTATATGCTACATAAAATAGTATCTATGACCGAGGCTTATATCGAAGTTGCTAATATAGGACAATCATTACCTTATACTGATAAGGGAAAAATATATAAGTTTTATTGTGAAATATTACCTAAAAAATCCATATATTCAAAATATGTCAAAGGTACTAAAACAAAATCAAACGAGGATTTATTAGAGTATATTTCTAAGTTTTATGAATGCTCATTCAGAGAAGCAGAAGAATATATTCAATTATTAAAAAAAGAAGACATGTACAATATCTTAAACAGATATGGTATTGAAGATAAAGACATTAAAAAGTTATTAAAATGAAAGAAGCAGTAAATAATCCGGCACACTACGGTGGAGCAGACAACCCTTATGAAGCAATCAAAGTTATTGATGCTTGGGATTTAGGTTTTAATTTAGGAAATACAGTTAAATATATTGCTCGTTGTGGTAAGAAAGATGATGAAATACAAGAGCTTGAAAAAGCAGCTTGGTATTTAAATAACGAGATTAGAAAAAGAAAATCTCGCAATGGATAAAGCATTGATGGATTATTATGGTTTTAGTAGTGAACCAAAAGTAAAAAAACCAAAAGCTAAAAAACTACCTGCTGTTGTAAAGGAAATAAAAAAATATACTTTACAAACAATGGATTATTCTCAACAAAAATCCATTTCATATAGTCAAATGTCAATGTTTACACATTGTCCACATAAATGGGCACTACAATACAAAGACGGACATTATACATCAGAGTCGTCTATAAACATGACTTTTGGTACTGCATTACACGAAGCGCTTCAACATTATATTACTGTTATATACGATAAAAATGGCGCAGAAGCCGATAGAATTGAGTTAAACGAATACTTTGAAAAACGTTTAATAGAAACTTATAAAAAAGATGTTAAATCAAACAATAATGTTCATTTTTCAAATTCATTTGAATTAGCTGAATTTTATGAAGACGGAGTTAAAATACTTGATTACATTAAGAAAAATAGAAACATACTGTTTAGTAAAAAAGGTTGGTATTTAGTTGGTTGTGAGGTTCCTATTTTAATAAATCCAAATCAAGAATACCCTAACATTTTATTTAAAGGATATTTAGACGTTGTTTTATATAATGAATTAACTGATAAATTTTTAATTTTAGATATAAAAACAAGTAAAACAGGTTGGAATGATGATTCTAAAAAAGATGAAACTAAACAATTCCAGTTAATACTTTATAAATATTTCTTTTCAAAACAATTTAACGTTCCAATAGATAATATAGATATTAAATTTTTTATTGTAAAACGTAAAATAAATGAAGATGCTGAGTTTGCTGCTGCTAAAAGAAGAGTACAAGAATTTATTCCTGCAAATGGAAAAGTAAAGATAAATAAAGCAACTCAAGCAATGGATAAATTTATTGATACTTGTTTTGAACAAAACGGTACTTACAAACAAGTAAGTCATGAACCGGTTCCTAGTTTGTGGAATTGTAGGTTCTGCCCATTTTCAGGTAAAGCTGAATTGTGTTCAAAGGGATTAAAATAATTTCATATATATTTATATTTTTTATATTTTGACATATATTTATATATAACAAAATAAATAAAATTTATGAGTAAAAAAGACATGACACTAACCTCTGTGAAAATTCAGAGTGATTTGTTTGAGCAATTTAAAATAGAATGTGTTCGAATGAAATTTTCATTACAAAAATTAAACGATAGAGCTGTTCATTTATATTTAACAGACCCTGAGTTTAGAAAAATGATTCATTCTCATAGTAATTTAGATACTACTGAGTAATAGAATTTGGTTATTAAAAAGAAAAGTTATATATTACAAACATAAGTTATGATAGAAGAAAAATTCGGTTATTTAAAACCTGAAGACAGAAAAAAGATACTTCTGATATGTGATGACATTCGTGTTCACTCAGGAGTAGCAACAGTAGCAAGAGAAATAGTATTTCACACTGCTCAACATTTCAATTGGGTAAATTTAGGAGGGGCTATTAATCACCCTGAAGCTGGAAAGCGCTTAGATTTATGTCAATCTACAAACGAATCAACAGGTTTAACAGATGCCTCTGTTTTTATGTATCCTGTAAATGATTACGGAAATCCTGATTTGCTAAGACAAATAATTAAATTAGAGAAACCAGATGCAATAATGCTGATTACTGACCCTCGTTATTTTATTTGGTTATTTGCTATGGAAAACGAAATCAGAAAACATATTCCAATTACTTATTTGAACATTTGGGATGATTATCCAGCTCCAATGTATAACAAACCATTCTATGAGGCTTGTGATTTATTAATGGGTATTTCAAAACAAACAGTTAACATTAACAAACTTGTTTTAGAGGAAAAAGCATCAAGTAAACTTGTTAAATATGTTCCTCATGGTTTAGATCATGAAGTATTTAAACCTCTAGATAAAAAAGATTCTGCATTAGTAGATTTTAAGAAAAATTTATTTAAAGGTAAAGAGTATGATTTTGTATTATTCTTTAATTCTAGAAACATCAGACGTAAACAAATTCCTGATACTATTTTAGCCTACAGACATTTTGTAGATAAATTAACTGTTGAACAAGCTAAAAAATGTGCTTTTGTATTACATACTGAAAGAGTAAGTGATCATGGTACTGATTTAAATGCAGTGATTGAATTGTTAGCAAATGATGAAAAATATAATATTATATTTACAGATGCTCATTTTAATCCAACCCAAATGAATTTACTTTACAATTGCTCAGATGCTCAGATTTTATTAACATCTAACGAAGGTTGGGGATTAAGTTTAACCGAAGCATTATTAGTAGGTAATCCAATTATTGCTAACGTAACAGGTGGAATGCAAGATCAAATGAGATTTGAATTTGAAGACGGAACGTGGATTGATTTTGATGATGAATTCCCTTCAAACCATAATGGTACCTATAAAAACCATGGTAAATGGGCATACCCAGTATACCCAACCAATAAATCATTGGTAGGTTCGCCAGTAACACCGTATATATGGGATGATAGATGTACAGCCGAGGACGCCGCTGAACAAATTATGAATGTTTATCTAGACGAAAATCGTGTTAAAAACGGTTTAGCAGGTAGAGAATGGGCATTAAGTGATGAAGCTGGATTTACAGGTGAAAAACAAGGAATTAGAGTAATAAACGCATTTGATGAATTATTTGCTACTTGGAAACCAAGAGAAAAATATGAATTAATTAATGCAAACGAAGTTAAAGATAGAAAAATAAACCATAAATTGTTATATTAAAAATGAAACCATTATTTATAATTAGTTCAGCATTTGATACCTATAGTGGGTACGGTGCTAGAAGTCGCGATCTGATCAAAGCTATTATTGAAACAGACAAATATGAGGTAAAACTATTATCTCAACGTTGGGGAAATACACCATTTGGTTTTTGTGAAGACAATCTTGAATGGTCGTTTTTAAATGAATTGGTATTATATAATAACCAAGCACCAAAACAACCAGAAATTTGGATGCAAATTACAGTTCCTAATGAATTCCAACCAGTAGGAAAATATAATATTGGTTGTACAGCAGGTATTGAAACTACAATTTGCCCTGCAGAATTTATTGAAGGTATTAACAGAATGGACCTAACATTAGTTTCTTCTGAACATGCTAAAAAAGTATTTCAAGATTCTAAATTTGAAAAAAGAAATCAACAAACACAACAAGTAGAAGGTGTGGTTGAATTGAAAAAACCAATCGAAGTTTTATTTGAAGGTGCTAATTTAGATATTTACAAAATAATTGAGCCTAAAGAAATTACAACTATTAATTTAGACAATGTTAAAGAATCATTTGCTTATTTGTTTGTAGGTCATTGGATGCAAGGTGATTTAGGTGAGGATAGAAAAAACGTAGGTTTATTAGTTAAAGCGTTTTACGAAACATTTAAAAATAAAAAAGAAAAACCTGCACTTATTTTAAAAACATCTCAAGTAGGTGCATCTTATATTGATAGAGAGGAAATCTTAAAGAAAATTAAACAAATTAAGAAAACAGTTAATTCTGATAATTTACCTAATGTTTATTTATTAAGTGGTGAGTTTACTGATTCTGAAATAAATGAATTGTATAATCACCCTAAAGTAAAAGCTATGGTTAGTTTAACTAAAGGTGAAGGATTTGGTAGACCATTACTTGAATTCACTTTAAGCAAAAAACCATTAATTACTACAGGTTGGTCAGGACAAATGGATTTTTTAAATCCTGAATTTACTACTTTGTTAAAAGGTACTTTAACTAATGTTCATCCAAGTACTCAAAATCAATTTTTAATTGCTGAATCACAATGGTTTACACCTGAAGCTAGTCAAGTAGGTTTTTATTTAAAAGATGTATTTGAAAACTACAAAAACTACACTGATGGAGCTAAACGTCAAGCATTTAAATCTAAAAATGAATTTAGTTGGAATAAAATGATGGAAAAAGTAGATAATTTACTTATACAATATGTTCCTGAGTTCCCTAAAGAAATGAAGTTAAAATTGCCTCAATTAAAAAAAGCAGAATTACCTCAAATAAAGAAAATAGAATTACCAAAATTACAAACTCAAAATGGATAACCTAGTAATATGCCCTAGATGCGGCTCCGATGCCTGTTACGTAGAAGAAGTAACAAACGAAATAAAAACCCACTTCTGTTATGGATGTGGGTTTCAAACCAATTCTTTAATGAAAGAAGGAGAAGATTTTTATAACCAACAAATTACCGTTTTACCGGATTTGTATAAAGATTTATTCTTTACTGATGAAGATGGTAAAATATGGATGCCTACAACAGTCAATGTACCTACTCAAGGTATGATATTTGCTAATGGACCTTCAATACAAAACTGGAATTGGGCAGCTGTTAAAGCAGTACAAGTTACAGAAGAAGAAAAAGAAAAATACCCTATTCCAGGTAAAAAAGGTGAATTTTATACTTGGAGAATGGATATGACTACTCTTAAAACTTTTTTTGAAAGAGATTTTATGGAAGCTTTATCTTACCTTGGCTTAATACCAGAATAATTATATATTAGTGTTATGAAAATTAGTTACGGATTGACAGTGTGGAACGAACACAAAGAATTAGATAATCTTTTAAATTATTTAAACCCAAAAATAGATAATGAAGATGAAATTGTAATTGTTTATGATCAAAATAGAGTTACCCCAGAAGTAATGTCTGTTATGGAAAATTTTAAACGAGAAAATTACAAACATTGTCCATTTAATTTTACTCAAAATTTCCTTGAAAATAAAAATTATTTAGGAAGTCAATGTACTGGAGAATATATTTTTCAAATTGATGCTGATGAAATACCATCAGAAACATTAATTGAAAATATTAAAGAATTAATTATATCTAATCCAGTAGATGTGTTTGTAGTTCCTAGAGTAAATTTAGTTGAAGGTCTAACTCCTGAACACATTAAGGCATGGGGTTGGAATGTTAATGATAAAGGATGGGTAAATTTTCCTGATCCTCAACGTAGAATTTATAGAAATGATCCTTCAATACAATGGAGAGATCCTGAAGATAAACCCCAAGTTCATGGAATGGTAGAAGGTTATAAAACATACATTAACTTACCTTATTACGAAGAATGGAGTTTATACCACAATAAAACCGTTACAAGACAAGAATACCAAAACCAATTATACGCTACTGTCCTTAGCGGAGGTACTAGAAATGACTAAAAAAGCTTTTATAACTGGAGTATCTGGTCAAGATGGTTCTCTATTAGCTGAAGTTTTATTAGGTAAAGGATACGAAGTATATGGATTGATGAAAGAAACATCATCAAAAGATAACTTAGAAACTATACTTGAAAATAAAAACTTTAATCTTATATATGGGGACTTATTGAATAATGATTTAATATGTTTTTTATTAAGAGCATTTCAATTTGATGAAATATACAATTTAGCTTCACAAAGCAACATCAGATTAAGTTATAATAATCCGCTACTAACATTCAATGTAACATTAATAGGTACTCTTGTTTTATTAGAAAACATTAAAAAACACTCACCAAAATCAAAAATGTTCCAAGCTGGCTCTTCAGCTATGTTTGGAACATCTATTGATGAAGATGGTTTTCAAAGAGAAACAACATTGTTTAATCCTATAAGCCCATATGCTTCTTCTAAATTATTTGCACACAACATTTGTTGTAATTATAGAACAAACGATAATTTATTTATAAGCAATGGAATTCTATATAATCATGAATCTTTAAAATCCAAAACATTGTCAGGAGTAGTTAATGTTGTAATCAAAAATGCTATAGATATTAAAAAAGGAAAAATGGATAAGTTTCATATACCTAATCTAGATATCTGCATTGATTGGGGTCATGCCTTAGATTATGTAGAAGGAATGTGGTTAATATTACAACAAGATAAATCATCAGATTATATAATATCGTCAGGTAAAAGCTTTAACATTAAATATGTTTGTAATTATGTGTTTAATAAACTAAATCTAAATTACGAAGATTATATTACAACAGATGACAACAATGCTCCAACCCCAGTACTAATTGGTGATTCAAGTAAAATAAAAGGATTGGGATGGAAACCAAAGTATTCAATTGAGAAAATATTAGATGAAATTTTAAATTATCAATTAACAAAATAATGAAAGTAGTTATATTAGCAGGTGGTCTAGGAACTAGATTAGCTGAGGAAACAGGAGTACGACCAAAACCAATGGTTGAAATAGGTGATAAACCTATTCTTTGGCACATCATGAAAATATATTCCCATTATGGATTTAGTGATTTTATCATATGTGGTGGTTATATGAATGATTATATTAAGGATTGGGTAAAAACAGAAAAACATGGGTTTAATTCAGTAAAAGTTATTGATACTGGGGATAATTCAATGACTGGAGGACGTGTTAAAAGAATTCAAAAATATATAGGCAATGAGCCTTTTATGTTAACTTATGGAGACGGAGTAGCAAATATAGATATAAATGCTTTAGTATTATCCCATAAACAATCAGGAAAAAAATTAACAGTAACCGGAGTTCAACCAACAGGAAGATTTGGTGGGTTAAAAATCAACCCAGTAACTCAATTAGTAGAAGAATTTAATGAAAAACCTAAGGGTGATGGTATTTGGATAAATGGTGGGTTTTTTATCTGTGAACCTGAAGTTTTTGAATATATTAATGATGATGAAACAGTATTTGAACAAGAACCAATTATGCATTTAGTTGATGAAGGTGAATTAAATTGTTACAAACATCATGGTTTTTGGAAATGTATGGACACTTTAAAAGATAAAAACGACTTAAATAAAATGTGGAACGAAAATAAAGCAGAATGGAAATTATGGTAAACAATATTATACAACAAGATATTAACGAAATTATAAACAAAATAGATAATAGCCGTTTTAGTGGTAAAACTATTTTATTAACAGGTGGAGGCGGATTTTTAGGTACTTATTTTGTTCATTATTTACAATAATTGAATGATAGAAAATTACTTAAAGAACCTTGTAAATTATGCCTTGTAGAAAACTTTATTAGAGGAGTACCTGATTGGTTCGATTCTATTAGAGGAAGAGAAGATGTTCAAATAATTGAAGGAGACATAAACAAACCTCTTGATTTACCTAAATCAGATTTTGTAATCCATGCTGCAACTATAGCTTCTCCAACTTATTATAGATTACATCCTATAGAAACAATGGATGCAAACGTAATAGGTCTTAGAAACTTATTAGACTTTGTTAAAGAAAATCCTTGTGAAAGCTTTTTATTCTTCTCAACAAGTGAAATATATGGTGATCCGGATCCTGAAAACATCCCAACAAAAGAAACATATAGAGGAAATGTTAGTTGTACAGGCCCAAGAGCTTGCTATGATGAATCGAAAAGATATGGTGAAACACTTTGCGTTAATTTTCATCAACAACATAATATTCCTATCAAAGTAGCAAGACCATTTAATAACTATGGACCTGGATTAAGACTAGAAGACAAACGAGTTATTCCTGATTTCTTTAGTAATATATTAAACGATAATAAAATAGAAATATTATCTGATGGACATGTAACTAGAACATTCTGTTACATTTCAGATGCTATCGCTGGTTATTTACAAATTCTACTATCAGAACATAATGGAGAAGCATTTAACATAGGAACAGAAAATCCTGAAATCACAATGTTAGACTTAGCTAAAACTATTTCTAAAATTGTTAAAGGAAATGATGAATTTGAGTATGAACATAAAGTAAGTGCTGATAAAAATTATTTAACTGATAATCCACAAAAACGATGTCCTGATCTTACTAAATCAAAAACAATGTTAGGATATAATCCACAAGTAACTTTAGAAGATGGTTTAACAAGAATATACAATTATTATAAGAAATGAATATAATAGTAGTAGGAACAGGTTATGTAGGTTTAGTATCAGGAGTATGTCTAGCAGCAGTAGGTCATAACATAACTTGTGTTGATGTTAGAGAAGAAGTTGTTGATAATTTAAACAATAGAATACCACACATATATGAAAATGGATTAGCAGAACTATTAGATGAAGTAATTGAATATGATAACTTTAGAGCTACAACAGATTTATATAAAGCTCTAGATAACAGTAATGTAGTAATTGTAGCTGTTGGAACACCATCTGAAAATGGTAAAATTGATTTATCTCAAATAAAGACAGTATGTACTCAAATCGGAGAATATATCAAAACAACAGAAAAATTTATCTCAGTAATTATAAAAAGTACAGTTATACCCACAACAACGGACACTTTCGTTAAAAACATAATTGAAAAAACATCAGGTAAAAAATTAGGTCAATTTGGTTTAGGTATGAATCCTGAGTTCTTAAAAGAAGGTGATGCCATTAATGACTTTATGAAACCAGATAGAGTAGTAATTGGTTTTGAAGATGAAATTACTAAACAAATATTAGAAGAAATTTATTCTCCTTGGGGTTGTTTTAAAATGTGTGTTAATACAAGAACAGCTGAAATGATTAAATATACTAATAATACGTTATTAGCTTGTATTATATCAATGAATAATGAATTAGCAAATGTAGCCATGGAGATAGGAGATATCGATTATAACAACGTTATAAATGGCGTTATAAGTGATAAACGTTGGAGTCCGACAATGAATGGAAAGATAATTACACCAACTATAGCTTCATATTTTACACCTGGAGCAGGATTTGGAGGGAGTTGTTTCCCGAAAGATGTTCAAGCAATTAGAACACAAGGTGAAAAATTAGGATTACAAATGTCATTAACAAATGCTGTTTTAAAAATTAATGATAAACAACCTAGACAAGTAATAAATGCTTTAGTAAGAAAATTTGATACTTTAAATGATAAAAAAGTATTGTTGTTAGGTTTATCTTTCAAACCAGAAACAGATGATATTAGAGAATCTAGTGCTTTAAAAATATTAGATTTATTATTACAAGAAGAAGTAAAAGTAATAGCTCATGATCCTCTTGCAATAGAACATACTAAAAAATTATTTAAAGATTCTAACTTAAGTTTTACTCAAACTTGGATTAGTGAAATCTCTAATGTAGATTTAATAATAATAGGGACTAATTGGCCTGAATACAAAGAATTAAAGAATCATTTATCTACAATTAAAGAACAAAATATAGTATTATTTGATACTAAAAGATTGTTTGAGCTTGATGAAGTAAATGATATTGAATATTTAACTTTTGGATATTTTAAAAATAATGGATAACGTAATATTAATAAAAACATGTGAGGTTTGTAATAATCCTCAACTAACACCCGTACTTGATTTAGGTTCACACCCTATATGCGATGAATTGATACCAATTGGTTCTGATGAAGTAAATGAAGAATATCCAATAAACATTCATTATTGCGAAAAATGCTATACTGCTCACCAAACACACCAAGTTCCTAAAAAGAAACTATTCCCATCATCTTATCACTATAGAGCTAGATTTACAAAAGATGTGTTAGATGGGATGGAATCATTAGTATCTTATTTAGAAGATAATTTTGGTGATTTAAATGACAAATCAGTAATAGACATTGGATGTAATGATGGTAGTTTATTAAATTTCTTTAAAGATAAAGGAGCATTAACTTATGGTATAGAACCTACAGATGCTGCTTTTGATGCTGCTAAAAACAAACACGGTATTATTCACAATTATTTTACTCCTAAAGTAGCTTATAATTTAGATAAGTTTGATATTATTACTTTTACTAACGTTTTTGCTCATATAGAGGATTTAAATAGTTTGTTAATGGCTGTAGCCGCTATAACTAAAAACGATTCATTATTAGTAATTGAAAACCATTATTTAGGTGGTGTTTTAGATAAAAACCAGTTCGATACTTTTTACCATGAACATCCAAGAACATATAGTTTAAATAGTTTTGTTCACATTGCTGAAAAATTAAACATGGATATTTTATCAGTTGAA